AGCAAAATCTGTTCTTTCTCCTCACGGAGAAGGTTTAGAGTTTGCGAAAAGAACTATCATCCATGGTAAAGATGTTAGTCCAATACCCTTTAAAGAACAATGTGCGGCTCATAGAACTGTTAGCTCTGCTATACAGTTCCAGAACCAACATGGTCTTACTTCTCTCGGTCTTTTAAGATTCTTGGGATATGGATATAGAGTTAATCCTAACACAATTAATAGAGTTAATACCGCACTTAATATTGCGAGATTAATTCCTACAACTGTCGATGCATTATTTTCGATTTTTGTTAAAAGAGATTCTTACTTTGGAACCTCTCTTATCAGATCTCAGTTAATGCATGGAGAACTCTGTTCCTTGCTACAGATCCAGATGGGACAACTAATACCGACTATAAAAGATTTATCATCTAAACTTTCGGCGTGGTTCATTGGAGAACAAGTTAACTCTATTGGACCATGGAAATCAACTGCAAGTGCTATAACTGTTGAATTAAATAAAGACAAAGTCTTAAAAGATCTTGCTGATCTAGACTTTGCTTTAAAATCTCTTCAGTTATCCTTGCCTTGGGTAACATCCGCTTGCGAATATTACTCTAGTTGGATTTCTACGGTTGCTCCTTTAGAACAGTATCATTTCTTTAATAAAGAAATCCCCGCTGCTGCAAATCATGTATTTAATGCAGTGGATACTGTTTCGAAAATTCAAGTAGATCATTATATCTCACCACATTTAGTTAAAAGTGCTTCAGATTCTCCTTCAATGAAAGAATCTAGAGCCAAACTAAAATTGTGGAATAAGTGGTCTAATGCATACCTAAGAACGAATATGCCGATAATAAATAACTAATGATGTATTTATTAAAGTTCGTTCTACCAAAAACAGTTGTCAGAAAAGCGCTAGGATTATCATTAACTTCTTACGGAGCAGCATTAATGCTGTTTGGTTGGGAAGTACTGATGATTTTAGTTGGAATGTTATGTGCAGGATTATGTATTATCATCATCTTAGTAGGTGATGAATTCTACTTAGTCTTGTCTTCTTTAGCTTCAATTCTTGGAGCTGAAGCATTACTTTCCGGCTTTATGGCAACTATTTCCACAGGGCAGTTAGAAACTGCTCCCGAATTAACTTGGACACAATGGTTTATTCAAGGAAGTTGGACTTTATTTGACCCAAGAAATTGGATCATTTTGAGTCTTCATTCTATTAGCTTTATGGCTTATTATACAGCCATATTCTATCAGAACTTCTTCTCTTGGGTTTACAATGTGTTCTTTGCTTCTTTCGGGGTGATTGGAGGATGGTTTATCCTAAAAGCATGGTGGCTGTGGCAATCCATTTCTTTACAAGCCTTCGATATTATTCAATCCTTCAGTATTACTGGAGGACTAGGACAATTCGCGGTTTATTTAGGAACTGGAATGTTTACGGTAATATACTCCACTTTTGGAGATATTGCTAGTATTACAGACTTACCTTCTTTTGGATTAGCCATTTGGAGTTTTGGGAGAGCTATAACCTATGAAATCTTTTCGATAGGAGCTCTTCCAATAATTGGTCTCCATGCTCTATCTACAGGTATTGCTTATAGCCTAACAGCTTTAAGCACCGGTATGATAGCAGTATGGAATATTGCAATTAGTGATGTAGTTGGTATTATACCAACTGCAGCTAATTATGCATTTGATATAAATGCTGCGAACCAATTCTTCACTAACACTTATTCAGTGTTACCTAAAATCACGAGTGTGGGTCTTAACTTAATTGTTGATTTTATCAACAATCAGTTAAGATAAGGTAGAATGCTTTAAAACATCTTATTTAGATCGAAAGAAGTTTTCATCCAATCGGAGATTCCCCTTAATAATTAATGCTATCTTAACAGATTGCCATTAATTAATAAGTATTGATACTCGTACCTGAAC